TGGGAAGAACATATTCAATTAGCAGCAGTAGATCCTATAAAGAGTCTTTATCAAAAAGACACAAGCAAAGGGAAAATAAAGTCTTCTAAATTGATGTGGTGTATAGCTTTAATATGGGATAGGAATTCTAAATTTTTCAATCTTCCGGAAGAAGGAGTAGATAGTAAAATAAATTTAATATTTACTGATTTTTATGGAGATAAGAATTATTACATTAACAATAAAGCAGAAGTAGATAATTTGAAATTATTTTATATAAAACTTCAAGATACTACAGCAAGAAGAGCTTTAAGAGATATTGAAAGTAAAATTGAAGAAAGAGCTAAATTCTTAAGTAATACTCCATATACTATCGGAGAGCCTACTGAAAGAGGAGGATGGATAGGAAATACAGCTTCTATAATTGATAAGATGTTAGCAGATTCTAAAAAGGTATATGACCTATATGATGCAGCTTTAAAGTTAGTAGAAAAAGAAGATTTGGAAGGAGAAGGAAGAACTAAAGGAGGAGGACAAATTTCAATGACGGATTCTAACGAAATATAATATGCTGAATCATATACGTAAATATAAAAAAATAGCAGATAAATACGATTTGGATATAGATGTTGTACGAAAAGTATGTGAATCTCAGTTTGATTTTTGTAAATACATTATTCAAAAAGGAGAAGATGCTCAAATAAGACTTCAATACATAGGATTATTTAGTGTAAAACCAAATAGAAGAAAATTAATACAAGAAAGAACAGCAAGACTTAGGAGACTTAGAGATGAAAGAGAAAAAAATAAGCAAAAAGAATAATGAAATAGAATACAAAGATGAACATAAACATGAAAAATTTGTATCCAATAAACATTTTATTCATGATATTATCACTTTAAATCCTCTAAGTATTTCCTTTAAGAGTTATTGGAAAGATTTAAAAAGAAGATGTATTGAAGGATATTGGTTTGAAGGTAAATGGATGCCGGGAAATCTTTATTTCTACGTTAATTTTTGTAAAATTGAACTAAAAGAAAGTGCAGAATCTAAAACTGCCAGAGTTGCTAGACCTTTTCTTAGAGATTTGGAATGGGAAAAGGCATATGTATTTGCAGAAGCTAGAGGTTTTTCAGGATTTGCAGAAGATGAAGAATATACTTGTCATAGTCTTGTAGATAAGATTAATAAAAATCCAGAACTAGCAGAACTGTATAAGTTACCTAAAGAATGTTATAAATCCGATGGCACACTGAAAACATATGTAAATCCTAGACCTTATTTGAGAAAAATACATAGTAAAAATTTAGGTAAACCTTTGTATCAGTCTGATGCTCACAATGTTATAGACATCGAATGTCGACGCTCGGGCAAGTCATTTTGGGCTGCTAATGGAATTATATTACATAACTTTCTTATGGATGGGAGTTATGACTATGATGCGTATTTACAAGCATTATCTTCAGGAAATCCGTTCAATACTGAAACATTAGTAGGGGCTATAGATTCAAGATATTCTTTAGGACTCTTAAATAAGACTCAAATATCTATGGATAATTTGGCAGGATCTCAGACATTTCAAGGCACATTTTATCCGTCTCCGTTATCTAAGTCATTTATGGGATCTTGGGTATCCGGAAGGAACTTCATAGAAGCTAAAATAGACAAACAAATAGGAGGTAAGTGGCAAAGAATAGGATCAGGTTCAAAAATCTATCATAGAACATTTAATGATAATCCTCAAGCAGGTAACGGTATTAGTGCCTCAGTAACTTGTCTTGAAGAGGTAGGGTTTATGGGAAATCTTATAGATTCTTTAGGAGCGTTAAAAGATATTACTTATAATGGACCATTCAAATTTGGTACTATTTATTGTTTTGGAACTGGCGGACAAATGGAATCAGGAGCCTCTGAAGCAGCTAAAGAAGTATTTAATAATCCTGCAGAGCACGATTGTTTGTGTTTCGACGATATATGGGAAGAGACTGGAAGTATAGGATTCTTTGTACCTTATGAACTAGGTTTAAATGAATTTAAAGACGAAGAAGGAAATACCGATTTGGTAAAAGCTACGAAATATGTAGATATGCGTAGAGAACAACTCGTTAAAGGCAAGTCAAAAAGACCTTTATATAATGAAATGCAAAATAACCCTAGACTTCCTAGTGAAGCATTCCTAATGTTAAATGCTAATATATTTCCTATAGGAGAATTAAAAGAACATTTACAATGGTTAAAATCTATGCAACAAGATGCTTTTGTAAAAGGACAATGCGGGGAGTTAGTATTTATACAAAATGAAGGAGGAGAGCATGCTAAATTAGAATGGAGACCTGATGTTAAAAATAATCTTACTCCTTGTGGTTATAGAATGAAAAAGACCGAAGATACTCAAGGATGTATCCAAATATGGGAGCATCCTCAATATGTAAATGGGGTAGTACCTAGTGGATTATATTTAGCCGGTTCTGACCCTTATGACCAAGACCAGTCTACAACCTCTTCTTTAGGATCTACGTTTATTTATAAAACTTTCTTAGATGCCAACGGCTTATGTGAAATGCCGGTAGCAGAATATACAGCTAGACCTAGGACAGCGGAGGAGCATCATGAAAATGTAAGAAAGTTATTAATGTACTATAATGCTATTGATTTATATGAGAATGAAAGAAATTCTTTAAAAATGCATTTTTCTCATAAACATTCTTTATATTTGTTAGCTAAAACTCCAAGTATATTAAAAGCCACAGAAGGCTCAAAGGTAGAAAGGACTTTTGGGATACATATGACAGAAGGCATAAAAGATGAATTAGAGATATATACTAGAGACTGGCTACTACAAGATGCTGGTAATGGAAAATTAAACCTCCATAAGATATATTCAATTCCTCTTTTAGAAGAACTCATTAATTACAATAGGATTGGGAACTTCGACCGTGTAATAGCATATATGTTAGTGATTTGTAATAGGTTATCTAATTATAATATGAAAGTGTCAAGTATTCAAGAAAATAAAATAATAGAAGATGCTTTTTTAAAGCGAGCTATAACTGGTGGATTTTTTAATTAGTTTGAAATATGGATTTTAAAAGTATGGTATTTAGCACCCTTCCTCCACAGAAAATATCGGAGAAGGAAAAAGATCAACAATGGAAAGAACAATGTGTTGATGCAATATGTTCTATGGGTAATATGCGTAATCCTAACGGAAGAACTACTACTCAAGAGAAACAGATTAAATACGATATTGTTAATTCAATAATAAATCAAAATGATTTTAATTATGTATTAAATCCTTATGGAATAAAAGACAAGAATATTCAAAATACTCCCGCAAAACTTAGAGATATTAACATTATCGTTAATAAAATAAATACTTTAAAAGGAGAAGAATTAAATCGCCCATTTGATTTTAACGTAATAGGTATAAATGGAGAAATTCTTACAGAGAAGGACAAGAAGAAAAATGAAATGACCAAACAATTAGTTTATGCTAAATTAGCACAAGAACTAGGAATTTCATTAGAACCTCAAGTAGATCCTAATACAGGACAACAATTACCTCCTATAACTTTTCCAGATGTAGATAAATACTCAAGCTATTCGGTACAAGATGAAAGAGAAGAATGGGGTAATATAATACTTCAAGATTTGATTTATAGTCTTAATGTTCCATTTAGATTCAATGAAGGATGGGAACATGGATTAATTGTAGCTGAAGAATATTATTATGTAGGAATAGTAAATAAAAAACCAGTATTAAGAGCTTGTAATCCTTTATATTGTGAATTTAATAGAAATCCAAATAATCCAAATATTGAGGATGGAGACTGGTTCAGAGAAGATAGATGGTTAACTAAAGGACAAATTTTAGATGAATTTGGAGAATTTTTAACAGACGAACAGGTAGAAAAATTAGACAATGGTCAATTTGGTTCAAACTTTTCTTCTAATCAAATGTTCCCCGGATATGCATATTCCCAAACAGATATAAATAAATATGAATCAGGATTTAATAGGACGAGTAGATTTAATAGTAATCACTATTTAGTTACTCATGTATGTTGGAAGTCTATGAAAAAAATAGGATTTTTATCCTTTATAGATGAATTGGGAGAAGAACAAGAAGGCATAGTAGATGAGACTTTCAAATTAACTCCGGAAATGAAAGCTTCGGGGTATACTCTTGAATGGAGATGGATTCCTGAAGTATGGCATGGTACAAAGGTAGGTACTGATTTTTATGCTAATATAGAACCTGTACCTAATCAAGTACGTTCTATGGACGATCCTTATTCTGTTAAATTACCTTATATTGGAAGAATATATAATTCTACAAATACAAAACAAACCTCTTTAGTAGACCTAATTAAACCTCATCAATACTTATATAATATTGTATGGTATAGGCTTGAAAATGAATTGGCTAAAGCTAAAGGTAAAAAGATGGTAATGGATATTGCCCAAATTCCAAAAAGTCAAGGTATTGATTTAGAAAAATGGATGTATTTCTTTGATAATATTGGATTAGCTTTAATAAATTCATTTGAAGAAGGAACAGGTAAATTTCAAGGACAAGTCTCTAATTTTAATCAATTCTCAAATATTGATATGGGGCTATCTCAAGCGGTAGGTCAGTATATAAGCATACTTACAAAAATAGAACAACTTGTAGATAAAATAGTAGGAATAACTCCTCAAAGAGAAGGTACTATACACCAATCTGAAACAGCAACAGCAACACAAGCTGCCATTGTAAATTCTACAAATATTACAGAACCTTGGTTTTATATACATAATGAAATTAAGAAAAATGTACTTACTCATCTTTTGGAATGTGCAAAATTAGCCTATCCAAAATTGAAGAAAATAAACTACATAGCAAATGATTTTCAAAGAATTTATGCTGAAATAGATATGGATAAATTCTGTGATTCTGATTATGCAGTATATGTTACTAATTCTACAAATGAGCATAAAATATTTAATAAATTAGAAGCATTAGCCCAACAAGCTATGGCTTCAGGTGTAGCAACATTCTCCAACATTGTAGATATGTTCAAAGCAAAATCTACTACAGAGTTGTCAAGATTAATCAAGACTTCTGAAAATGAAAAAAATCAAAGAGATCAACAACAATTAGAAGCTCAAAAACAAATGCAGTCTGAACAAATACAGGCAGCAGCGCAAGAAAAACAAAAAGAAAGAGAATTTGAAGCTGAGCAAAAAGAATTAGACAGAGAAGCTAGAATTCATGAAGCTGTCATAAAAGGTATGGGATTTGACCAAGATATTCAAGGAAATCAAATGACTGACGCTATAAATTATGGAAGTCAAGTTCTTAAAGAAATGGAGGCTACTAATAAACAACGAAATGAAGAAAATAAATATTCATTAGAACAACGAAAAGTAGGATTAGATGAAAAACGTTTAGCACAAGAAAAAGAATTAAAGAATAAAGAAATTGCATCTAAAGAAAGAATAGAAAAATTAAAAGCCACAACTTCTTTACGTAACAAAGTAAGCGGAGAAAAATAATTAAGTTATGAGTACTATACATATCAAACCAGAAAATCGTGGAAAATTTACAGCCACAAAAAAACGTACAGGTAAAACAACAGAAGAACTTACTCATAGTAAAAATCCGTTAACTAGAAAGAGGGCTATATTTGCACAAAATACCTCACATTGGCAGCATGGAGGAAAGAAAAAATATCCGGATGGTAAAGATGGGTCAACTTATACACCATTTGAGAATTATTCTGAAAATTTTAAAAACCATAAAAAGTAATGGATAGATATAAATTAAATACTGAAAAACGATATAGTTTCGGAAAATCGGGAGATGATTTTACATTCTCTCCTTCACAAGCATCTTCGAAACTAATGAATAAGATTAATAACGAAGATGTATGGAAAAATCCGATAGATCCTAAAACAGGAAGTATTACTATAGGAGCAGAATTTAATTATAATCCAACTTTGAACCCTGATGATCCAAAAAATAACAACACTATTCCTAAATTTAGAAATGGAAGATTTGAGGATAGAGATATTTTGGAAGAGATTGACAACTATGTAAATTATAAAAAAGAGAATAAATCGTTTAAAGAATATATGAAACAATATGGCATCAATAGGTAAATCGCTTAAGACGGCTCAAGGAGCCTTAAATATGGGCACAGGATTATTAGGATTATATAGTGCAGCTAATCCCGGAGAAGCTAAAGAAACTGCTAAATACTCAGGTATAATGAATAATTTATCTTCTATAGCAAATTCCGTCGCAAGTAGTGGAGTAGAAGGAAGTGAAACAGCACTATTTAGAAATGGAAAAGGAAATAAAGAATGTGCTCATTGCAAACATATGGAAAAATATATGAGCGATTCTGATATGATGAAGAAGTATAAGGACGGAAAAGGCAAACAAATAAAGATGCATAGTAATAAACCAAAAGCTTCTGATAAAAAGTTAGCTACAGAATATTATGCTAAAGGAGTAGAAAAAGAATACAAAGATGGCAAATGTTAACTTAAAGCCCTCTAAGTAATAATAAATTTTATGCGTTGTACACAAAATTAGTTTACTATATTAATATTTAATATATATTTGAAACAGTTATGGAAGAAGAAGAAAAAAAAGAAAGTTCGTTTTTAGATTTATTTGAATTAGATTTCAATAAATATAAAACAGAAGGAGACGATAAAACTCCTAAAAAAGAGGAAACTGAAGTTGAAGCGGAAGAAGTTCCAGCACCAACAGAAGTAGATCCTAAAGACAGTAACCCTAAAGTAGAAATAGAAAGAGAAGTTTCTACAGAGGTAACACCTGAAAGTAAAACAGAAGTTACGGATTTAAACGAACTGATGGAAAAACTTACAGAAGAAGACGTTCTTTACATAGATGAAGAAAAAGAGTATGATTTATCTTTTGACGGATTAAAAGATATGATCGAAGAAACTAAAGTTAAAACAGCAGCAAAAACTATTGAAGAATATGAAAATAGTTTTGATTCTGAAGGAAAGAAAATTCTTGAAATTCTTAAAAACGGAGGTTCTATAAATGATTATATTGAAAGTCAAAATAAAGTAGATTTTGCTTCTGTTCCTTTACATGATTCGGAAGGCAATCCTATTACTCAGAATCAAATATATCTTTTAGAAGACCTTTATAAGATGGAAGGTTATGAAAAAGATGAGATTGCTGAAAAAATAGATGTACTTACCAAAGCAGGGCTTCTTGAAAAAGAAGCTAATATTGCTAGAAAAAAATTATCTTCTTGGCAAAAAGAACAAGAACAGATTATAGAAAAACAAGCGGTAGAAGAAAAGAAAATAAAAGAAGAAACAGAAAAAAAAGAAGCTGAAGAATTTAAAAATCAAGTTCTTAATTTAGAGGAAGTGGCTGGGTTTAAATTAAATAAAAAACAAGCCGAAAAATTATATGATTATATAACAAGACCTATAGATAAAGAAGGAAATACTCAATTTAAAAAAGATGATACTTTTGAAAATAGAATGCTTTACGCTTATTTCGCAATGATCGGTTTTGATAAAGAACAATTATCAAAAGAAATAAGAACTAAACATACTATAAATTTTAAAAAGAAATTATCTAATTATAAAGATTCAAATGCCTCTCCAAGCGCAGGAGATTTTGTTGGTAGAAAGGAAACTTCTGAACGACTTAATCTTCCAGATTGGATAGTCTAATATAAAAATTTAAAACTTAAATATTAATTACTATGTCAACAAAAACAAAAGTTTCACCGTTGCAGATTTATCAATCACGAAATTTTGCAGGTTTGAACGAAACAAATCACTTAGCAAATGCTTACTTGACAGAACCTGAAAAATTGGGTTCAGTTCTAGCTTATGCATTTGGTATTCAAGAGGATAACGTTCTTTCTTTGCTTACTGGAGGTATTGGAAATACTGTATATATTACGGACCGTGAATACGAATGGGATTTGCATTCACAATCAGATAGAGCTATAGAAATCGGAGAAGATTCTCCAAGTGCTCACAGTGCTCAACCCGGATATGGAGGTTTGCCTATAACATTGATCTTTACCGAGAAATTTTTCGAAGTTACAGATGTATTGGTTGGTGACGATGGACAAACTCAAGTACGTGTACAAACAGAACCTTACCAAGCAGGAAACAACTGGGTATATTCTGTAGTTAACGTTAATCCTAATAAAACCGCTTTCATTGATGCTGAATTATTGAAAGTTGGAGCACGTTGGTCAAAAGACTGGTCAGCAGTAGAAGAATACTCTAATAAAGGTGGTGGACACGGTTATTCAACTCCTTATAAATTAAGAAATCATCTTACTACTTTACGTAAAACCTATAAAGTAACTCGTGAAGCAGCTAAAGCTGTAATGATTATCGAATTATTCTCGCCTGATGGTTCTCAATCAACTAAACTTTGGACTAAACTTGCTGAATGGACAGCTATGGCACAATGGTATCGTGAAATCGACCGTTCATTCATCTACTCTCAATATAACAAAGATGCTAAAGGTGAAATAACTCTACAAGGCGAAAACAAACGTCCGGTATATATCGGAGCAGGTTTCCGTGAACAAATTTCTCCTGCAAATATTCGTTACTATACAAAACTTACTTATGAAATTTTAGATGAATTCTTACTAGATTTATCTTATGCAGCTTCTAAATGGGGAGGTAATCATAAGTTTGTAGCTCTTACCGGTAAAATGGGTATGAGAGAATTTGATAATGCTATTAAAAATCATGCAAGAGGTAATAACATTACAGTAACTACTGCAGGTACTTTCGTTACCGGTAAAGGGGACGAACTTGGATTTACAGGTTACTTTAAAACAGTCACTTTCTTAAATGGTGTTGAACTTACTGTAAAAGAATTTGCGCCTTACGATGATATTATTCGCCATAGAAAACTTCATCCTATCACTCAAAAACCTGTAGAATCATATCGTTTCACTATCTTAAACTTCGGTAGAAAAGATGGTAAAAATAATATTCAAAAGGTAGCTATGAAGGATTCTGAAATGTCAATGTGGCACGTTGCAGGTTCAACAGATCCTTACGGTGGAGTAGCTAATTCAATCAATACACAACGTTCAAGCGGTATTGATGGATACGAAGTTCACTTCTTAGCTCAAGTAGGTATTCGTGTACAAGACCCAACATCATGTGGAGAATTAATTCTACGTGTTAACTAGAATAAACTGGAGAGGAGGTAGGGACACCTTCTCTCCTTTATAAATATAAAGGATAGGAACTTTAAAGAAGAATGATATGATAGTAAATGTTAAAAGATTAGAAAGAAATAGGACTTGGGGAGTTATAGATCGTAAAAACGGTAGATTCAGGGACAAGTATGAAAATTGTAATGATAAATTTGTACCTGCATTAGATCATGTGACAGGTATGTTAAGAACAGGTTTAAATAAAGAACTTGAAAAGAAGTTTGAAAAAGATTTAGCATTGGAAGAAGACGGTTTAGCAGCTTCTAAACCATTTTGGGAAAACTTTTCAATAATTATTCCGGAAGAAGGATTGACTTTGAATACACATAATCCGATGGACAACTTAAAGTATTATGTGTTAAAAGCAGATCCTGAAGTAGCAACTTCACCAGAAGAAGCAGCTACTAATTCTAAAGCTCAATATGTAATGTATACTGACGGAGCTGCAGCTAAGAATAAAAATAGTAAAAGAGAAATTATCGCTAATGCTTATGCTAAATTTGCAGTACTTACAAATACTGAAGTAGTTGATGCTTTGTATATGTTTGGAAAAGAAGCAGATGATACAGACTTAGAAATCTGTAAAAATACTTTAGGAGAACTTCTTGAAAAAGATCCTGAAAAATTCCTAGACGTATTAGGAGATGAAAAATTCAAAGATAAAGTTTGGATTATAAAAACTATACGAGCAGGAATTATAAGAAAAGGAGTAATAGGTACGGGCTTTAATATGCCGCTTTATTTTGGAGATATTTATTTAGGTAAAGGTTTAGACGAGGCGATAGACTTCTTGTTAGATAAAGAAAACCAAAATGTATTTATTGGATTAAAAAAAGCATATGAAGCTTATAAAAAAGAAAAAAATTAGGATATGACAATAGAAGAAATGCATAATGAGTTTGATATTACTTTAGATAAAATATCTTCATCTTCCTATCAGGAATTAGAACCTTGGGAAAAAGATTTTTATCTAAACGAGGCACAAATGCGTATAATCAAACAACGTTATAGCGGAAAGAATACATATCGAAAAGGATTTGAAGAAAATCAAAAACGTATAGATGACCTAAAGAACCTAGTAATATCTAGGTTCTGTAAGGTTACTAAAGTTAATGATTCCGCAAATCCTCAATGGGGGGCGATATCAACTGAAAACACATATCGAGTAGACTTGTCTACAATGTATGCTTTCGAAGTTGATTGGAATACTTCTGTGACACCGAGAGTACCCATTCCCAGAGACGAACCTGTATATGCAGATTTGAATGATGAATGGGAAGTAGGAGTTCCTAATAGAAATAAAGCTACTAACGAAGAATATATGTTCTTTGTACAAGCTACAGCAAATGTTGGAAATTCTTGCGGAGATAAATATCAATTCGTAAGACTTATACAACAAAATAACTTTGAAATTATATTAAAGGATCCGTTTAATAAACCAAGAACTGATTATCCTGTAATGTATTTTGAAGAAGGAGATATATATATTTGTGCAGGAGATGGAAAAGTTAATGATTTTCTTCTTACCTTTATCAAGTTTCCGAAACAAATGAATTTAGGAACATATTCTGATAGTGACTCTCAAGGATGTGAACTTAGTGAACATATGCATAAAGAAATAGTTCAAGCTGCTGCTTCTATAGCTTTAGAAAATTTAGGTTCTCAAAGAACACAGTCTCAAGTAATACTAAACGAAAATAAATCTGAATAATGAAAAAGTAAATAAGTTAATAATCAATAAAATCTACAACTATGTACAAAAAAGTAAATAGAGTATTCGTAGGATCTGGTGCAAACACTGGCGGCGGTACTTTACAGACAATCAAAAAAGGAGACTTACTTTTGGTCGATGAATCAGGTAATGTACTTGCAAATGCTAACGCATCAAAAGTAATTCCAAAATATGCGAAGGTTTATATCGCAATGGGTATCGCCGATGGCGAAGCGGTTCTTTCTTCTCCTATCCAAGGCAACACTGTCTCGAACTATGTGAAACATAACTATGTTGCACCTGTTCAGGCAGTGAGGCTGATAGGACCGGATATCGAAGCGACTGCCGATACTCAGTATCATCTTCGTATCTTAATTAAAGATCAAAATCGTATCTTTGGTGAAAAACCAACGCTAATCGACTTCTTCTCTATCGCTAACGGTTCTCAAGAAGATTTAGCTCTTGATTTTATGAAGCAATTCTATACAAAGAATTTTGGTCATAACTTCCAAGGTACTTTATTGCAATTAGATCGTACTAACGATGGTACAGTTACTACCTTTACTACAGGTATCGACATTACAGTAACAAAAGGTTCAACTCTTGCAACTTTTGCTAATGCTCACGGTTTAACTGCAGGTAATCCTATACGTATCCAAGGTATAGATTATGTTGTAGCTACAGTTCCTTCAACAACAAGTATTACACTTGATATTGCATACACAGGAGTATCTGAAACAATCTCAGCAGGTGATGCAAACACAGGTACAGTAGCTACTATCACTAATTGGGGACTTATGTTAACAGGACTTCCACAAACTTCACGTTTGTCTCGTGCTGCTAATGAACCTATTGATGAATATGAATGGGTTGTATTTGAAGCTTCTTTTAGTTCTGTAGATACAGTATTTACAGCGGATGTAACTAAAACACAAGCTAATCCCGGAAATGGATATTGGAAACAAGTAGCACAAGCAGAACACAACGCTAAAGGTTATTTAGGAGATATGTCTCGTAGACGTTATTTCGACATTCGTATTGATAATAATGTAGATCCTACTAAAACGTATGGTTCTATTGTAATCACTCATGCTGAAATAATGAATGGAGATTTCCAAGATACTTATCGTGCACCTTTACAAACTGAAATTTATATACCTTCTAGTACAACTCAAGGTACAGTAGGTTCAAATCCAACAACTACTTCAACTAACTTTATTGATGTGTTGAATGGATACTTGTCAATCGCAGTAGGGTTCCCCGCTCTTACAACATTGACATAATCACCGTTTAAAAGTTAATTACAAAAAGGAACTAGAAATAGTTCCTTTTTTTATATAATTTTATTTATATTTACAAAAAAATTATTTTTATGTTACAATCTGAGATAATATATAATATAAAGAACTTACTAGCCGGAGGTATTTTATCGGATGATCTTGATTTATCAATTTCTCAAATGGCTTTTATAGTAGATTATTATAGAGCAAGATTAGTAAAACAAGATCAAGATAAAGGAAGATTTAATACAGAATTATATATTCAAAACTTAGGAAAAGTACAATTAATACAAGCAGACAAAAATGAATGTAGTTATTGTGATGGTTCAAAAGATATTTGTATATTAAGGACTAAAAATAAAATTCCAAAACCACTAGAGACGTTTCAAAAAATAAATATTACCTATGTGGGCTTATTAAATGGAAAATCATTTCAAAGATATAATGTAAATGCTGTACAATGGAAATATGCTGAAAAATGGACAAGAAAAGAACCAATATGGTATTACCAAAATGGTTATTTATATATTGTAAATCCTCCTACAGTAATGTTAGAATGGATAAATATTCAAGGTATATTTGAAAAACCATTAGAAGCTATTAAATTTAGAACCTGTGATTGCAATTTGAATAATGAAACTTGTTTTGAAACATATGATTTTGAATACCCTATGCCTCAACATTATGTTGATACATTGGTGAAACTTATATTACAAACTGAATTAAAAACCTTATTAGCATTAGCTCCTGACACAAGTAATAATAGTATGAGTCAAGTAGCAGATGCTCATGATAATCAACCCCAGTAATTATGCCTACAGTAAAAAAAGGATATAGTTTAATGCAAGCATACACATTCTATAGGAAAAAGTATGAAAATGACAAAAATAAAGTCTTAAAGAAAATGTATATAGATATATGCCAAGACTTTAACAAGATGTTAATGGAGGAAGCTATGAATAAACCTTCTGGAGTTAAACTACCTTTTAGTATGGGTACGATTTGGGTAAAGAAATTTAAAATAAGTTGGAAAAATCCTCCTATAGATTTGGCAGAAAGTAAAAGATTAAAAAAGAAAGTATATCATATAAATCATGAAACAGACGAATGGTGTTGTAGATGGAAATGGTCTAAGAGAAATAATCTTATAACTAATTTAATATACTATTCTTTTACTCCATCAAGAAAAAATGCGAGAACATTATCTAAGCATTTTAGACAGGATAATAATCATAGAAAGTATTTCACATTTCAAACGATTTAACAATGATTTATAAATTAGATTCTATAGATAGAGTAATAGCTCGAATCGTAAAAGATTTAGGTTTAGGTATAGATGAAGTTCCTTATCAGGATTTTGTCGAATGGATAGCTGATGGACTTGAACATATTGGTTCATATTATCAGTTTCAAGAAAAAGAATGTAACATAATCATAGATGAATATGAAGGAATGTTGCCTTGTGATTTTTATAAATCTATTAGACTTTTAAATAGATGGGAAATTCCAACTCCCAGTTCAGGAGGATTTTATGGAGGAAGTTTAGCTTTAGCTCTACAAAAACTAGGTATAGATTGGAGTAAAATACCTGCTTATGATAAATTTCATATAATAGATGTAGCAGGATTATCTAGTAATGAGGCGGTAAATACTGGAATAAGTAATTTATCTTTTAATAATAATTTAATAGGAGATGTACAAGCTAACAAATTTACAGATGTTGATTATAATATCAATTTTAATAAAGTTACTACTTCTTTTAGATACGGTATTTTAAGTCTTCAATACTTAGCTATGCCTGTAGATGAGAGGGGATTTCCTATGGTTCCTGATGATGTTTCTTTTAGAGACGCTTTATTTTGGAAAGTTGCTATGCAATTATGTATGAGGAATCCTACATTATTAGCAAATCCTACTTTACAAAAATTTGATTATTGCCAAGCTATGTGGTATAGGTACTGTGGACAAGCAAGAGCCAATGCAAATATGCCTGATTTAGAAGGATTGATTAGAATTAAAAATAACTGGTTAAGATTAGTAAATAATCCTGATTTTGATTTACAATTATTTGGACCTTTAGGAAAACAAGATAGTATAAAATTAGATAAATAATGGGAGAAAAAATCGACATAAATAGATTTACAGGAGGAATGAATCAAGATTTCAACCCTATATCTCAACCGGATCAGTCTGTTAGATATATGTTGAATTTTGTACCTTTGTCTAAAGATGGTAATATAACCTCCGTTATAAATGAAAACGGAACTGTTTTGCTTGATAATGTAATATTTCCGGCAGGATTTAATGTTATCGGATATACTATATTATATGATGAAATAATAGTAGTCCTTGCACATGAAGCAGGGTATTCTCAAGTAGGAGTTATAAAACAAAATGGAATAGGCGATGGTTATGTTCCCATAGCTCCATATGATTCTGTATTAGATACTGTTCCTGAAAACAACTCAGAATTAGGATTTGACTTAAATTATCCAGTAGACTGTATTGCTAGAAAATTAATAAATGGTAGTAGAAGATTATATTTTACAGATAATTATAATCCTTTTGGGTTTATAGATTTGGACAATCCTCCGAAAGTAGGTAATGTTAAAGATTCTATAGGATTAGTTGCAACACAATCATTTCCTTTAATTTCAATATCAGAAATTAAAGAAAATTCTGCAAGTACTATAAGACCCGGAATAGTTCAATTTATTACCCGCTATGTAACAGATGGCGGAGGATATACTGATTTCGGAATTCCTTGTGATCCTATTCCTATGGTAATTCCAAATAAAGGAGTAGGGGTAAATAATTATCATGGTAATTTTTATGAAGAAGGAATTGTTCCAAAAAATATAATATTGAAACTAGAAAATGTAGATACTAAATATAAAGAATTAGAAATAATATCTATTTATTATCAAGGTTCACAATCTGTATTTGGTGCTACTATTTGTGGTAGAATCCCTATTACATCAGAGTCATTAGTATTTACTTATACAGGACCTAATACTGAAGAATCTATTAATTTGACAAGAGAACAATTACGAAAACTCCCTATTACTTATAATAGAGCTAAATGTATAGAACAAAAAAATAATACTTTATTTTTATCCAATTTATCATCAAGATCTTCGTTTGATTCAGATTTACAAAAAGTAGCAAATAACATAAAAGTTTCCTATCAAATTGAAGAACATGTATTTAACGGAAGAGGTGACAATTACATTTCTGAAAATACTGGATTTACAATGTTAGGGAATCCTTATAGAATTTCTTTGAGTACAAGTTCTGGAAAATTTGCCTACGGAATAGGTATAAATATGAATAAAAACGTAGATCCTACAACAGGAAATGACGTAAATAATTATACCGTTAAAACATTAGGAAATAATGCCATTGCAAAAATAACAATTACTGAAGATTTGACTCATAAGATACAAGCCGGAGATACTATAAAAATTACAAGTTATGATTCTACAGAGTATACCTTCACATTTATTACAGGAATTCCGGTTGTAGGGTCGTATGATGTACAAATAGGAACTACACAGACTGAAACAGTATTCAATTTACTAGAATCTATAAAATATAAATCAATAAAATATGGAAAATCAGAAGTTCCTTTTTATGCAATAAGAGGTTCTCATACTGTAATAGGAGATACTGAGACTACAGATATTATTTTTGCATGGGCAGATAGAAATATTTTGGCTAACGACAGTTATATAACTTCAACTTCTATAGATTCTACTATTACTAATGGAGATTTTTATGGAGCTAATACATCTGTCACAACTTTATCTTTATCATTAGCAGTTGTTGATGAAAATACAATTACTTTAGAAATACCTGAACATAGATTCATAATACAAGATATAGACTCTATCTCTATAACAAGTCCTATATCTGATGAAACCCTTGTAGAATCTTATTATACAGGATCATCTTATAAAATAATACGAGCTTCAAGTTATAATAGTTCTTCAGCAGAATCTGATTTTACAGATTATATAAATGAGAATGCAGATTTCGAGAAAAAGTCATATAGAAGAGGAGAAGTATATTCTTTAGGTTTCTTTTTATTATTTAAAGATGGAACAACAAGTTATACATATCATATTCCCGGAAATAAAGAGTATGGACTACAATTAGGAAAAAATGAATCTACAGAGTGGGATGATTATTTCAGTACAATTTCTCCTATATCATCTAAAACTGTAGGAACATATGTATCAGATCAACAATATCCTCAAGGACAGAATTATCCGGGAAATTTAGATGGAGATGATATAGATTCTAAAGGAGTTACAGGATTATTTAGAAACATACGTCATCATTATATGCCCGAATTGATAAATGAACCTCACTTTTATCAAAGAGAAGGAGTTACATATATCAGAATGTTGGGATTAAATTTTAATTTAGTTACAGATTTCCCTGAAGCTATTAAAAACGATATTGCAGAAGTAGTGTTTGTACGAGAACGACGTACAGAAAATAATAAAAGTATAGTAGCGCAAGGATGTATAAATAGATGTGTTATTTCTGCAGATAAATTTACGAATAATGGTGAAGTAGATGGAGAATTATTAACAAACGGATATAAAGGAGAAGATATACTAGATGGATATTTTGCTACTGAAATGCCTTTCTTTAATAACTTGGAAAAGATTGAATATACAGGAGATTTCTTTGATGTTTCTGGAGCGCATACTAATTCAGGAATTGCATATCCCGGATTTGATACAGAATATCATGAACAACATCCTCCTGAAGAAGGTGCTACTTATGCTAATGGATGGAAACATGCTACAGATATTTTAAACAATAGAGGGTTTTTTCATTCTCCGGAAACTAATTTATTAACAGGATTTAAACCAGATTCCGCAACTTTATTAGAGCAAACTATAAAACCGGTTATGAAATTAACTGGTAATTTTAAAAGAATAAATTTTGATCAAGATACATGGAGATATGAATCTACTACAACAAAAGGAATTAATTATTTAAAATACTATATGTATGCTGACTATTATCAAGATTATAATTCTTTTTTAATAGAAACTCTTCCTTCAGATGCGTTAACTATTAATAAAGCAAGGTATGCTCAAGCTAATAAATTAAGAATAGCAGCTTTGGAAGATTCAAATTTAGGACTTAAAACTTGTACTCGTTGGACACAAGGAGGGTTAGAACTTGCTTTAGATAACAATCTGCCTGAACAAGGAGGAAGTAAATTTAAAATAGTAAATGATGCTGATTTATTAATGGCTGGAGGATTAGGACCTCCAGGATATAGTCATTCAGGTCGTATTGAATTTATTAATGGAGGAGATGCTGTTTCAGGTACTTTAAATAACTATTTATACAATATTGTTAAAAATATTTCAAACCAATATGGAAACATAGGAGGTAAAGAATATATTCCTATTAGTAGAAATTTATACTCTGAACAAACTACTTTTAATAGCATTTTTGGAGGAGATACTTTTATAACTAAATATTCTGTAAATACAGGAAATCTTATAAATTATTTTCCGTTTGACAGAAAAGGAGGAGCTGCTACTAATAGACCTTTTCTATGTTCTTCTCACGAAGAAAGAGGATATGGAAATATAGATAGAATAACTATAGGAGGAGAAGGGGAGGGGAATACTCCCGGAAAAGCTTGTGGTTGGGATTTTAGATCTTGTTTCTATTTCTTTGTTGAGTCTGAAATAAATACATATTATCGTCATAAACCAATAACACCTACAGAATATCCTACTGGAGGAGATCCTATTACTGATGAAAAACAGGATTATTTTCCAAATACTTTAGATTTAGGAACTATGCTGATGAATTTCTTTCCTTATTTAGGAGAAATTAATGCATATAACACTCAGTATTCTTATGAAAATAATGTCAGAACGTTCTTTACAAAGGATTCTACAACACAAGTGATAAATAAGTTCGAGAATAGAACTATATGGTCTGAAAAAGCCTCTAATGATGATACACTAGATTCATATAGAAGTATATTACAAAGTAATTACTATGACCTTCCCGCTAACACTGGACCTATATGGGATACATTTGTAGCTTATGATACATTATTTATGCATACTCCAAAAAGTTTATGGGCTACATACGCTGAACAAGCTGCCACACTACAAGGAGGTAATGTTTCAGATATAGTATTAGGGACAGGAAATTTATTTGCGAGACCTTCTCAAGAAGTAATGACTACAAAAGGAGGATATGGAGGAACAATATCTCAATTTGGAGGCTCTCATACAGAAATAGGATATGTTTTCCCGGATATATTACAAGGGAAAATATTTCTGTTAGCTTTAGATAAAAGTCCTTATTTAAAAGATTTATCTTTAGGAATGAGTACTTTCTTTCAAAATACTCTTCCTGAAGATATAATTAAGTTTGGAAATGAATTTAATTATTCCGGAATATTGAATTATGGAGAATCTAATATGGATAATCCGTTTATAGGAAAAGGAATTTGTACAGGATTTGATTATAGACTTCATAGAATATGGATAACTAAACATAATTCATTTACTATATCATATTCTACAATATTAGATAAATGGTATAGTTTTCATACTTACCAGCCTCAAGTATATATCTCTTTTGATAATAGAAGTCTATTTCAAAAAGATGGAAGTTTGTATGAAATGAACATAGGAGAAAAAGGTTTGTATATGGATGATATTGAAAGAAAAGATTCTGTATTAGAAATAGTATGTTCAAAAGAAATGGCTAATAAAGTATTTGAAAACATTATTATAAATTCAAGTTCTGATGACGGCAAGATTAGGATAAAAAATGATAACTTTGCTAAATTACAAGTATATACAGATAGAGCGAATAGTGGGGTATATAACTTGACATTTCCTACTAAGTATTTACAATTTCCTGAAAATGGAGAGAAATTTATTAAATATAAAAATGAAGAATATAGAATAGCAGTACCAAGAGATGCGATTTTGGATACAGGATTTGAAATAGATGATATTAATAATATTCAACAAGATCAAGCACCTGATAAACTAATAAAAGCTCCTAGAATAAAAGGTCAATATGCTCATTTTAGATTCACCTATGATAACAGTTTAAATTATAATTTTGTATTAAAACTAATAAGTATTATCTTTAGCACAAATATCAGATAGTTATGTATAATTCGAATAATATATTTGGAATCCAAAAAACAGAGGAAACATCTCCGAGAAGTAATTTGGATGTAGTTCTTGGGGCTAGCAACACTGCTGCTATGGGAGCACAGCTAGGTTCTATGTTTGGACCTATTGGGACAGGAGTTGGAGCAGGAGTAGGGCTTGTTGCAGGACTAGGAGGACAAATAGCTTCCAGAAATGTAGAAAGACAACAATTAGATGCTGCTCAATCATATAATAAATATGTATCTAATCTTTCAGGTAGAATGGTACAAAATGAAAATATGGTACCTATTCAAGCTAGAAATGGAGTAGTTTCTTCGGAATCTGAATTGGCAGAAATAGAAGGAAATGAAAAAACAGGATTTGGCGAAATCCATGTGGATAAGAATTACAATATAAAAAACATAGCTAATGGACAACCTAGTCATGAAAATGGAGGAATGAAAGTAATGATGAACAAAAGCGATATAGTTTTCGATACACAAAAAAGTCCTGATAAATATAAAAAAGTAATGGAAAATATTCGTAAATATAAATTATCTGGAGATAAAAGAGCTAAAGGCTGGTTAGACAAAGAAGCTGCTAGTAAACCAACCGATTCTGATTATGGTTACAGAAAATATCCGGAGGGAAAAAAGAATGAAATAAATCTCACTAATAAAGGATTTTTTGATGAAAATGGTAAATGGATAACAGGAAGTAAATATTATGCTCCTACAACTGATAAAATTCTTACAGTAGATTCTCCTAAATATGATAAATTTGAAATAAAAACAGGAGCAGAAGAGTTTATTCCTGAAAAAGGAATCGAAGGTCCTTTAGGAACCGGTACTGTTTTAAAACAAGAGCCTACTGAAGATACTGAAACTATTATTAAACCTACAGAATCTGAATTAGAAGTTCCAATTATAGAGGAAAATGAAAATCCTTTGAAATATACAAATGTTTTAAATAATATAATCCAAGGAACTAAAACTCCAGAAAAGAGCACTAGACGTTATTATACTCCTGAAACATTACAATCTATTGATAGATCTTATGCTATTCGTAACGCTATAATAGAAGAAAGGAATGCTGAAAAAGAATCGCTTAGAGGTAAAGGCTTAAGTGTTGGACAGCAACAATCCTATATGGGACAAATAGGAGGAAGATATTTAGGTAAAATGGAAGAAGTTAATGAAAGAGAGGCACAACGTTCAGATGAAATGCAGAAATATAATGCTGCAAATAGAATGCAAGCAGCTCAATCTAATTTAGGTCTAGCTTTACAATACGATACTCAAGACGCTCAAAATAGAGCTATGAGACAAAATTATATAAATGCGGCAGCTCAAGAAACTGCACAAATTGGAGATATTTCAGAGCAACGTAATTATATGATCCAAAGAGATAATAAAGATTATCAAATGGAAAAAACGAGATTTAAGTATTTGGGTACTGAAAATATGAAACCAGAATTAGGTACAGACGGAAAACCTACCGGAAGATTTGTTTTTAGAAAATCTACCGGAGGTACTGTAATAATAGATAAAGACGGAGAAATTGTTGAATAAAAATATAAGATTATGCCAGTTAATAGATTTGAAACTCCATTAGTTGCTCAACATCAACAAACGTATGTTAGCCAATTTGTACCTCTACCTTTCGAACAAATGCAAAGAAAAGCTGAAGGAGAACAAATGAAGTACGATGTAAATAAAGCACAATGGGGAAAATTAGCAGGAACTTTAGGAGAAAGTTTACTTACAGTAGACAATCCTATTATGAAAAATAAAGTCGATTCTATATATAAGAATGTAGATTCTCAGTTAGAAACTGCAGGAGGAGATTGGAGAGCTTTGACAGATACTATACAAAATGCTGCTAGAGATTATAAGGAATTTATAACTACAGGAAAAGGGGCATTAGGATTACTTAATAAAAAGACTGCTGAAGATTACGAAAAGAAAACTCAAGACTTAAAAATTGGAGATTATTGGGCACAACTTGCTAATTTAGCTTCACATAAAAAATATGAAGATAACGGAGCATTAGCTAACGATCAACAATGGAAGGGTATGTCTTTGTGGCAACCTGTTAATTATAGAGATATTTTAATTAAAGATGTTTTACCTAGATTAATTTCAGATGAAAAAATAATAAATGGGGCAGGATATGATATTGATGAAGAAAATGGTTTGGTTGTAGTTAAAAACGGAAAACACGAATATGTAAAATCCGATAGAATTAAAAATGCTTTTACTTCTGAATTAAAAGCAAGACCTGAATTTAACGAAATGGTTGAAAATCAATATAAAATTCTGGAAGAATTAGGCTATACCGGGAAAATTACATTAGATGATTACAAAAAAAATACTATTGATCAATTAATAACAGGAAGTAAAAACTTTGCGTATGATAAAACAAGTCAAAGTATATCTACCTCCGCACGACCGGGAGAAGAAGAGAGAGTTAAAAAAATATTAGAAAATGCAGGAACAGATATTGAAATAAATACTAAAGCTAGAGTTACTGATAAAGACTTAGGAAAAATACAAAACATAAAACAATACAAAGAACAGATTGATGCTATGGCATATAATCCATTTTCTGATATGAAAACTGTATTTTTAAAGGAAGGAACTAAAAATGGAAAAACAGAAGCCCAATGGAATTCTGCTTTACAAGCACTTGCAAGTAAATCAGGTATACCCATTAATAAAGGAACTGCTGATAATTATTTTAAACTTCAACAACAAATTGTAAATGGATATATAACTAAAAAAGATTTAATAGCTTCTGGAGTTGCCGGAAATGAATCTGAAGCAAGGGGTTTAATGGCTTCTTTACAATCTAATTATCTTCAAAGAAAAAATTACGATAGAGCGTTTTTGGAAACTGCAGAGAGTATGGTAAGAACTGGAAATATTACTCAAGCTGAATACGATAAATTAGAAAAACATTTCGATACTGTATATTCAAACGTAGATGTTAGAAAAAAACAAAGAAAAGATCTTTATGTATTTAGAGGAACAAAAGATTTCGATTATAATGTAGTAGCTAAAGAAGACCCTAAATTAGCTGAAATTTATTATAAGTTAGAACAAGGCGGAATTAGTGATGCTATAATGCATAGAGTAGCCCATGCAAAAGAAGCTAAATCAAATGTAATTTTTAGTAATGCTTTGCCTTTATTTAAGGTAAAAAGTGATGGAAGTGCGGTTCCTATGACCCCAGAAGATTCTCAAATAGCTTGGGGTAAATTTTTCAGTACTATAGGTACTAAATATAAAGACACTTTATTGAAAATGAAATTTACGGCAGAAGATGATAAAAAAGAAAACTATGAAGTTTCATTTAAAGATATTTTAGAGAAGGAATATATAAAAGATCCTATGATAGCCTCTATGCAAGCTAATTTAGATGAAATAGGGGGTAGAACTGATTCTGCAAGTTTAAGTTCTAAAAACGCACTAACTGCACAAATACAAGGTAGAAAAGATTTGTTATATCAACAAAAAGTAAAACAAATGTTAGTTATGAATTCTTATGCTCCCGGAACTAACAACTTGGTGATAGGATTAGCTTCAACAGGAGATGATGTTACTTATACTTCAGAATTAAATCCTAATAAAAATAATACCATCTATTCTAGCATAGAACAGTTTATTCCTCTTAAGACAAAGAATACTTTGAAAAGTAATTCTAAAAAAATGGAAGCTTCTGCAAGTCCTGTATATAATTATGAAGCTTTCCCCGGGGTGTTTATATCTGAATATGGAGTAGATAAACAAGAAGGAACAAAAACAGGAGATGGTAATAAAGTATACGTTAGTAGAAAAGAAATTATTAAAAAATACCCATTCTTAAAACAAGTAGAATCAAAAATACCAAAAGGAACTAGAGGTACTGATAGAATAATTTTAGAAGGAGATTCCGGAGATACTTTATTACAAATATTATCTGAAAATGAACAAAATGATAATAAAGAAGATATTGAAGCAATTTTTACTGTATTTTTACAAAAATTAGTAGATAATAAAAAACAATAAGATGGGAAACGATAAAGTAAGACCTAGTCAATTTTCTTCTCCTGAAGAATATTTGAGAAATCTTAATGCTCAATTAGATAGTAAAAAAGCTTCTGAACTTGGTACTAAATATCAAACTGGAGAAATAATAGGAAGTGGAGTTACTCCAACTTCCTCAGAAACTCCTATGGTATTAACTCCAAAAGAAAAAGCTAAAATTATAGATGAAGGAATGACTATATCTGATTATAAAGATAAATATTTTGATAAAGGATATACATTTGAACATTTTGAATATGATCAAGAAACTTCTATACTAACTCCTTCTGAAGAATATTTAAGAGGAATATCTAGTGGGGCTGTAGGAGTGTTAAAGCTTGTAGGACAAGGATTAGATATAGGAGCTAAATATATAGGTTTAGAAGAAGATCCTACTAAAGCCACAGGATTAGATAAAGAAGACCCTGCTTATGGATATAAATTATTCGATAAGTATTTACAAGAATTTGCTTGGAAAAATGGAGTAAAAGTAGGAGCTCCTATTCCGAAAAATATAGAAGATGCTGCTGCAAAAACTTTCAGCCGAGCAATGACAGGGTATCTTACTGCAGGAGCAGATGATTTACAGAAAGAAATACAAGAAGGTACTTTTTTAGGAATGGATCCTAATATGCAAGTAAATCCTTATAATTCCGAAGGAAAATTATCAAATCCTCTATGGTGGAGACAAGGTGTATCTAGTGTTTTAAGTTCAGCAACTGAATTTGGAATAGCAGCATATTTAACAGGAGGTCTAGGTGTAGCTACTGAAAAATTAGCCCTAAATGTTGCAGAAACATTAGGAGCTATGAAAAGTGTAGATTCTGCAATAAAAGCTTCTAAATTAGCAGAAGGTTTAAATACAGGAGTAAGAGCCTTAGCTTCTAATTTAACAGAAGGTTTTGATCAAGGACTAGCTAATAGACGAGACAGATATAATGAATTGATAGCTAAAGGAGTAGACCCCGGATTAGCAGAAGAACAAGCTAAATCAGAAATGGATCAATTTATCAGAGAAAATTTAGTTTGGACTGCTACTGATTTTGCGACTCTCGCAAGTATTGGAAATGCAGGAAAAAGAGCTATGGAAGGAGGACTTAAAAAATCTTGGCTAGATACTGGTAAAGAATTGGCTAAGGAAGCTCCAAAAGAGGCATTTGAGGAATATGGACAAGATTGGAGAAGTTATGATATAGCAAAAGCAGGGAACTTAAAATTAGGCATTAAGAACGATGCTTGGGGAATATTGGATTATACTTTAACTCAAGGTATAGAATCTGCATTTTGGGGAGCTGTAGGAGGTCCGTTACAACATTTAGCAGGTAAAGGTACAACCACTTTATGGAATAGAACTGTAGGTAAAAAAATAGCCTCTAAAAATCAAGTAGAACCATTTACAAAAGAAGCCCCTTCAGAGCCTGAAGTTCCTAAACATGAAATGGAAAATCAAGATCCGGGAACATATTCGGAATTTCTTTCTAATAAATACGGACATACAAGAATTTCTAAAGAAGAAGTTTTGAAACACGAAACTGAAAATACAGAAATTAAAAAAGGAGATAGAAAAGAATATGAAGCTAGAAAAAAAGCATTTGAAACAGAATATAACGCAAATAAAGATTCTGTAGATAGTTGGGATTTATATGAAAATGAAAAGCAAAATTACGATCGAGAAAAAGCCGAGCATGCTAAAAAACTTTGGGAATACGCAAATGGTAAGAAATTATCTAAAATAGGAACTAAAGAACAGACTGCTTTAGATTTGCAAGAAGCTATTGACCAAGATAAGACTTTAGAAGAAGACTTTGTAAACGCCTCAAGAGCAAATGATTCAATGCTAATGGAGGATATTGAAAATAGAAGATTTGAAAATCTATTTTTTAGATATGCATCAAGAGGAGCTATACGTGGAGGAAAAGCAGGATTATATGAAACACTTTCTGAAATGAGTACAGACCAAAATGCTACACAAGAACAAAGAACTGTAGCAAATAAATTCTTAGAAAAGTTACCTGATTTGGAAAAGACATTTATTGACATGTATGCTAATCCAAAAACTGCTCCTTTTATCCAACACGCATTTAAAGTAAAAGCTCGTATAGACTCTTTAGGAAACACTTTAACACAAGCTAATACAAAAGTGACTGAAGCGATAAATGAGTTGATTACTGACGTTAAAAACACTACTGACGAGAATGTAAATCCTCTTGTAGTAGAATCTATGATTTTGAGAAAAGAAGCTGCTGCTCTTAAAGTAATGGAAGAAGATTTAAAGAAAAATAAAACCATTACAGATGAAGTTGCAAAAGCAATCTCAGAAAGGAAAGCTGCGTTAGTAGCTAAAAGTGAAAAACTAGAAGAAGAGTTAAAACAAACTCCGGTAGAAGAATTAGCTAGTAAGACTATAATCCACAATTCAGAAAAAATGAATAGTTTACAACAAGCTATTTCTAAACGTTCTGATATTGCAATATCTTATGAAGCTTTAAAACTACAAAAGATAGCAATAGATTCTGGAAAATTATATGATGATGTAAAGAATGGTACCTATAAATTTATTTCTAAAGCTATAGAATCTGCTGAAACAGATGAGGACATAGATGTTGTAAATGATGCTATTCTTACTTCTCCTTTAAGTAAAAAAGATAAACTAACGTTATCTAAAGCTTTGATAGAAAAAATGAATTCTAATGAATTCTTAAAGAAAAAAACTATCGAAGAATATAAACAAGCTGAAGAAATAAACAAATCGTTTAAAAATAAACTGGAAACTTTAAATTCACAAAAAGATAAGTTAGAAAAATCTTTAAGAAATAGTAATAGATTATTAGCGTTATCTAAAGCACTAGATAAAGTGCAAAAATATAAAAATGAAATTGAGCAATCCGATAAAAAATTAAAAAATATACAAGATGAATTAGGATACGTCAACGATGTTTTATTTGAAACTGAACGTAAAATTGCTGAATTAAAAGCTACTAATGAAATAAAAGATTATGAATTATTATTAAGACAGTATTTAGATGATATTAATAATACTACAAGTGCTCAAAAAGAATTTGTAGCACAAGAATTAGGAACTTCTCCTGAAGCAACAGAAGCTTTTGAAAATTTAATGGAATCTGCTGAACATCAAAAGAATATAGAACCTACTATTATTCCTGAAGTTATACATTCTATAGGAATTAAAGATGGGGAATTATCTACAGATTTTGCAATAGTAGATGAAGATCAGTTACATAGAGAATCGAAATTAACAACAATTACTTATATTTCTCCAACAGACAGTAACAAAGATTATACTTCAATAAATACTAATATTGCAGATTGGTTGGAAAATGAAAATTATTCCAAAGAAGGAATGAGTGTTCAAATATCTTGTACTCAAGAAGATTTAGAATATTATGAAAAAGCCGCAAAAACTAATAAATATTTACAGAAATATGTAACAACACTCCGTAATTATTTATCTGGTAAAAAATTAAATTCTGTAGAAATAGCAATGTTACCTATAAGAATGACAGTATTAAATTCTACAGGACAACCTATTTTATATAAAGACAATAAAGTATTTGGTTATTTACATGATTCAGGATACTATAAAAATATTGAAGGGCAGTCTGATAAAATGACTGAAATGAGAAACCACATAGTTTATAATCTAAATAATAATATACCATTAAAAGGAAAAATAGACTATTCAGGAAAAGGTAATTATAAATTTGATGAGCAAATTGAAGCTAAATACCCTCTTAGTATTATTGGATATACTCCGACTTTAATGGTAGCTAGTCATGAAGGTATTTTATATACAAGAAAAAAAGGCAAAGGACAATCTACAACCTATACGGAAGCTACCGGTAATATATATGTAGTAGATAAAAAGTATGCCGGTATAATGTATATGAACTTATATGCAGCTAATGGTCAAGGAGTTCCTGTACGTTTAAATAGTAGAAAGTTGAATACAAATGAAGTAGAAGCTTTATCTATTGCTACTGTAGATTTACTTACAAGTACTGTAAAAAATAAGATTACTATGAATAGTACTATTTCAGATAATATAAAGGCTTTAGGATTTGAAAATTTGACATATAAAAACTTATTTGATTTGGCAATATTTGAAGGAAAGGATTCTAATTATTTTTATTTAAACTTCAAAGAAAAGAAATTAAAACTAGGTCCAGATATTTATTCTTTTTACGACTTAGCAAAAACTCCAGATAAAGGTAAAAAAATAATATCTGATTATTTATCTACTCTATGGAGAAGTGTTAGATCTGATATTTTAAATCAACCTATGAGTGAATTTAAAGGAGATACTTTTAAATGGAACAATATTGAAGTTACTCCTGAAATGAATTACACAGAGTTAATAATAAAAGACAATGTATTAACAACTAATATTGTTGCTTATTCTAAAGGAAAACAAATAAAAGAACCTACTACAGAACGCCCTACTATATTTGTAAGACCTGTAATTACATTAGATGATTATAGTAATTGGGGAGGAAAAGCTGTATCAAAAGATAATAGTGTTGCTAATAATAATGTGAAAGTAGAAAAAGATTTAAAAGCTCAAGCAGCTACTACAGAAATTGTTGATGGTAAAGAAGTTAAAGTAGTAGGAAAAAATGCTCTACTAGAAGCTATAGCGAAAAACAAGCAGGCAAAAGAAGTAGATGTAAATGAAGAAACTCAAATTGTAAAACGAGAAAGACGGTTAATGGTAGAAAAATTACAAGGAAGAGAGCTTTCAAAAGAAGCAGAAGTAGAATTTAGTAATATAAAAAATAAAAAATTATTAAATTTGTATGAATTACTAGATAGAATAAAAAATGATAAGCCTTTAAATGAATTAGAAGGATTATTAGATAAGGAGTTAATGGAAGATATTATAACTAAAGTTAGTTTAGTTGGAGGATATGATTCTATCATGCAAGATACTGAATTGAAAGACATAAATGATTTAGAACTTATAAAAGAGGAAAAAACTTTAGAACCAGTTGATATAGAAACTGTTGTGGAAAAAGAAGTAGCATCAGATATAAGTTTTGAAAAAGTTCCGGAAACTTCTGATTATAGTGCAGAATCACTTTTAGCATTATTTGGAGAAGAAAAAACAGAGACTTCTAAACCAGAATCGAAAATAAGTAGTACATTTACACCTGTATCTTTTAGCGAAATAGCTAGTAAAGAGAATGAAGAACTTAGTAAAGGATGTAAAAATGAATAAATATGGCTTGGATTAATGACAAAATAGAAAATGCGTTAAATTATAGAATTAGCGAAGAAGAATATTCTAGTAGACTTTATCTCGCAATGAGTAATTGGCTGCTATTTAACGGTTATAATGGAGCTTCTAAACTATTTAAAAAGTGGGCAGATGAAGAAATGATACATGCCGGATTTTCATATTCGTATTTACAAGATGTTAATTGCATTCCTAAAGTGCAAACTGTAAGAGAGCCTGATAAAGAATTTTCAGGACTAAAAGATATTGTAAATAAGGCAGTAGAACACGAAATGAAAATTACCGAACAATGTAACGAATTAGTAAAACTTTGTCACGAAGAAAATGACTATGTTACATTAAATTTAGCTCTTAAATATACAAATGAGCAAATTGAAGAGATAGCGAAAACTACTTATTGGGAAGACAGACTTAATGAATTTGAAGACTCTAAATCAAGTCTGTTAACTATTGATAATGAAATGAGTGAAAATTTATAATTAATTTAGTATGAGTGTATTTTGTCCTAACATTAAAAGTGAGGCATGGTTAAAACATACCGAACTTGTAGGAAATGATTTGAATTATCTTTCTTGGATTGGAAATAAAGGATTTGCAATTCAATATACTTCTAAAGGAAAAGTAAGTTCTTTGTATTCGGATTTAGTAAAAGAATATAAAGATGAAAAATTAGCAGCTAAGATTAAAGCTTTGACATTTTCTAAGAGTATAATTGAAAAACTAGGAAATGTTAAAAAGGATTCAAAAGGAGAGTATAAAATAGAAGATGTTAAAAAGTTATTAACATTATCTAAACAAGGTGTAGATTATGTATTTGAACAGACACCAGAATTAGCTAATATAGGAACACCCCAACAATACTCTCAATATCTTGATACTATATTTCCTGATAGTAAAGTAAAAGATATTGTTTATCATGGTACTTTA